CATGTGGGCTACCAGCGCAAGGAATTGCAGATCCTCGGCGGATCTCTCGACCTGACTAATCCCGGCGACAAGGTCCAGAAGCAGAACTACCTTCTCAGCCAGAACTTCAGGCCCGACCGCACCGGGCGCCTGGTCTCGCGCTATGGCTTCCCCCTGCTATACAGCATCGCCTCGGGCGGGGTAGCGCACACTTTGGCCCTCGCTGGAGGCGTCGAGGGCGACAAGTACCTGGCCACCGCCAGCGGTGCGGTCTACTACAACGCCGGCACCACGCCCATTGTCACGGGCCTCTCGCCCTACAGGCCGGGCATGGTCTACATGAACGGCTGGATGTGGATCATCGACCGGCTGAAGCAGGGGCGGCATAACAACGCTTCCGGGTGGGAGGCAAGCTGGATTCCCGTGGCTCCCACGGGAGCGCCAATCTGCGCAGCAGGCTCCTCCGATGCTTTCGGGCCTAACGGCACCTATCAGTTTTACGTGACGTTCGAGCTGTCCGACGATTCGCTGGAATCGAATCCAGGGCCAGGCTCGACGCCCATCGCCTTGACCTTGCAGGACTGCAACCTCACGGTGATTCCCCTCTGTGGCGTCAGCCCCCCTACAGGGCTCACCTGGAAGCGCAACATCTACGCCAGCGGGGGCGAGCTCGGCCAGGCCTACCTGGTGGGGACCATCAACGACAACACCACCACCACTTTTACGGCGACGATGAACGACCTGGCGGCGACCAATCAAGGTATTGTCATGCCGCTCAACAACGATCCGCCTCCCGCGGCCTCCGGAGCGGTGGGGCCGTACTTCTCGCGGCTGATCGCCTTCTCGACCGCGGATCATCCCAATCGCCTCTTCTGGACCGATCCGAATCTCCCGCAATATTGGCCTGGATCGACCGACGAAGCCGAGGGCAATTGGGTGGACGTGGGGCAGGACGGGGAGCCCATCGTCTGGTGCACCCTGCACATCAACGTCCTCATGATTTACAAGGAGCGCTCCATCTGGCGCCTGGTGGGCGACCCCGATACCGGCACTCTGGAGCAAGTCGAAGAAGGCACCGGGTTAGTAGGTCCTTGGGCCGTGGCTTCGGCCGACGCGGTGGATTACTTCATCGCCCCCGGAGGCCTGCGCAAAAGCAACCTCGACAAGAGCGAGGATATCTCCGCGCCCTTGCGGCCCATCTTCCAGGAAAACTTCACCAACGCCGGAAACCTCACCGCGCCGGGCTACATCCTGCCAGGCTCCGCCTATCACAGCGATTCGGAATTCTGCTACGCCGCGGCCCTGGGCTACGGCATGGGCAAGCTGTACCTGACTTATTACGAGGCGGAAAGCGGGGAACAATCGCCGCCGATCTTCGTCCTGGACACCGCCAGCGGCAAGTGGACTTACTTCCGGGCGGCCAACACCTTCGCCTCTTTCCAGGGATTCTGCTGGACCGGCGTCGAAGTGTTGGTCCTGGGCGGCAATTCCGTAAGTGCCGGAGGGGCCGCGCTGGTCTACAGCCTCGACGACTTCCGGGCCTTCTACACCACGGATAATGGGGCCGCGGCTATCATCTGCGTCTACCAGTCGCACTTCGAGGACTGCGACGTGCCCGATAGCCAGAAGGTCTGGCTGGAAGTCGTGGTCGATTACGAATTCGCCGGGGACACGGCCACGGTCTATGTCGGAGCCGACACCGGCAAGCGAGCCTTGACCTCGATCGGCACGATCACCGGGACGGGGCGCTTCTCGGCCTCTTTTGCTCTGGGCCTCGATTCCGCAACCAACGGAATCGTCCATAAGACCAGCTCCTCGGCCTCGACGGTTTCCGATGGACTGCTGGCCAAGAATCTCACCGTCGCAATTCAGTCTTCCGCTACCGCGCGGGTGATCATTCACAACGTCTACCTGTACTACTACGAGGAAGCGCGCCTGGCGACCTCGGCCTCCACCGTGCCTCTCGATCTGGGCTCGGCCAAGGTCAAGCAGTGCAAGGAGCTGGAGCTGGACATCGACGCTTCCGGAGGCGCCGTGGGGATCAACGTCTATTCGGACCTTCCGGGGAATGCCCTGGCCGTGAGGCAGACGCCCTCGATTCCGGCGCCCTGGGGCCGAGCGCTGATCAAGTTCCCCTTCTCCGTCACGGAGGGGTACCTGTGGCGCCTGGCGCTGACCGCCGCCAGCTCCGCGGGTCCGTTCCGGCTTTACTCCGCACGGCTGCTGATGCGCGTCATGGGGACGTACATCGAAGCCTACGAAGCCGCGGCCGGCTTCGTGTGGGACTCGATGGAAGAGAGCTTCGAGTCGCTCATCACCAGAGTGCCCAGGGCTTTCATGATCGCCCTGGCGGCGGCTCCCATCAAGCGCTTCCGCGAAATCTCCCTCGAAATCGACACTTTCAACGCCAACGTCACCGTCGCCTTTTTGACGGACCTTCCGGGCAACGCCCAGACGGTGCGCGAGACCTTCACCGTCAACAGTGGCGCTGTCGGCCGCCGCTTCGTGCGCCTGCCCTTGCCGGCGGGCATCAGCGCTCCTGTGGAAGGCCGCATGTGCCGCCTGCAAATCTCCGGGGCCAATAAGTTCGTCCTCTACGAGGCCTCGGTCGAGCTGCTCCCGATCGGCCTTTACATCGAAGCCTACGAAGCCAGCGCCGGGGCGCTCTACGATTCCCGCGAGATGGACTTCGGCTCTCCGGGCGTGAAGGAAGCGCGGGAATTGGAACTGGATATCGAGACCACCGGAAGCGTGGGGGTCTCGCTCCTGAGTGACATCTCTTCGACGTACACCTCGGCGGTCTCCACCACGGGCCGGCAAAAAGTCCTTCTGCCGTTGACCATCAGCGCCGCTCTCGAAGGGTTTGTCGAAGGGCGGTTGCTGCGGCTGATCTTGAGCGGGACGAATGCCTTCCGCCTCTACGACGCCAAGCTCAAGCTGCGGGCCTTCGGGCAATACCTGACCGCCAGCGAAACCTCCGGGGGCGCACTCTGGGACACCACGGATCTGGATCTGGGGACGCAGACGGTCAAGCAGCTCCGCGAATTGCAGCTGGATATCTGGGCCTACGGATCTTACACCGTTACGGTCTACACCGACCTGCCGGGCAACGCCATGGCCTCGCGGCAGGCCACGACTTTATCTGCCACCACCGGACGGACGGCGGTTCAGATTCCCTTGCCCCAGGGCAGCGTTCCGGATAACTACCTCTACGGCCGCCTGGTGCGCGTGACGATCACCAGCGCCTCGGCCTTCAAGCTGTTCGGCGCCAGGATTCACGCCCGGCCCATCGGAGTCTATGTCGAGAGCTACGAATCCGCGGGAGGCGCGGTGTGGGACTCAACCCCTTCCGACCTGGGGAATCCCAGCGACAAGATCTTCGACGAGCTGCGCTTCGAGATGGACACGGACGGCTCGGCCACGGTCCAGATGTACACCGACCTTCCGGGGGAGAGCTTCGCCAGCCGGGGAACTTTCGTTTTGGCCAGCTCCTCGATCGCCAGGCGCTGGGTGACCGTGCCGCTGCCCTCGCAACCCGAGGGGCGCTCCGTCCGCCTGGTCGTGACCGGAGCGAGCGCCGGCTTCCGCCTCTACAAGGCGCAAGTGCGCAGTTTTCGAGTGGGCCGGTATCTCTGCGGATCTACGGCCTCGGGAAACAACGACGCCCTCAATACCCTGGAGTTCGATTTCGCGAGCGAGCGCCAGAAGTCCTATCAGAAGATCGAGATCGACATGCGCGCGGACAATCCCGTGCCGCTGAATTTGTTCACCGAGCAGTCGGGTGGCCTCTCGCAGATGTGGACCACCACGCTCTCGACCACCGGGCGCATGACGCAAGTTGTCTATCTGCCGCCGGGGATCAGGGGACGCCTGCTCCGCTTACAGATGACGGGCGGGCCAGCGCGGATTTATAAATTGCGCGTGTGGGCCAGGCCGTTGAATGAGCCGAACGCCAAGTGGGATTGGCAGACGTATCCGCTCGAAGAAAGCGACGTGCTGCCGCAGTGGTCGGACCTTCCGGTGGAAGCGACTCCGCCGGCCTTCAGTTGGTCGGATCTTCCCGTGACGGCCACGCCTCCGGAGTGCCAGTGGGCCTCCTTCCCTGTGAACCCGACACCGCCCGGTACGCTAACCAGCGATCCGGCCCAGTGGCAGTGGGGCAAGTTCTTGTCCGTCGAAGAGACCAGCGACACGTGGCAGTGGATCGACGTGCCCTTCAGCGTCGAGGGATCATGAGCGCCCTGCCGCCCATCAGCGCTGACAATCTTCCCGACCTGGTCGCGGCCGTCAACGAGCGGTTGCGGCGGATCAAGACCGGCGCGGGGACTACCATCGTGAAGAAGGCCTCGTCCTCCGGAGGAAGCCCGCCGGCGCCAGCCACCGCCAACATCACCAAGATCCGCGTGAGCGTAGGCGGATCTCCGGTAACCATCAGCCCGCCGAGTGCGGGAGTGGACGGCAGCGAGCTGGTCTACATCATCACCCAGAACGCCACACCACAAGTCATCGCCTGGCTGCCCCCTTCGGGCGGGGTGAGCGGCTTCAAGTTCGCCCCGCCGATTCCTCTGACGGCTTCGACGGTCAGCGTGGTCTGTTTCTACGGCGATTCGACAGACGGCAACTGGTACAACGCCGGGGGCAATATTTTGGGGAGGCACGCTTGAAACGAATTCTGGGAGTCTTTCTCTTCGCCGCCGCGGCCTTCGCTCAATCCAATGTCCTGGTGCTCTGCGACCAGCAGGCCGCGCAACATTGCTTCTCGCTCTACGCTCCAGCCAGCCTTCCCGCGGACTACGCCGCCATCCTGCCCTCCAACAACGCCGCTGGGTATCTGCATAACGACGGCTCGGGGAATCTGACCTGGGCAGGGGCCTTGCCTCTTACCGGAGGGACCATGACGGGGGCGATCACCCTCGCGGGAGGTTTCGGCAACGGCCTCGTCGTCAACTACGGGACCAACATCGTGGGTATCCCCGATCCGACCGGGACCTATCACCAGAGCCAGGATGACTGCGCCAATCCTCCCGCGTATATCGGCGGCCACACCTACAACATCGGAGACATCGCCAGCTCCGGAGGAACGACGTACACCAGCTCGACCAACGGAAACACCACGGCGCCGCCTGGAGCCAACTGGATGGGAGTCCCCGGGTACTCCGCCTGCATCGACGACCGGCCGCGGTTCGACTGGTACGGCATCGAAGTGAATTTCCTGCGCATCAAGGGCAAGGGCGCCAGTTATTCGGGCGGGGTGTGGACCAACGCTTCGACCGGAGATTATTTCGACCTCACGCGCTATCAGGCCTCGGGCGCCATCCTCCCGCCTCACATGTTTCAGCTTGTGGATTCGAGCTTTCAGACCTTGCTGCTGGTGGACGAGCGCACGGGCCTGGCCAGCACCCAATGGGGATTCACCGGCGCGATCACCGCGTCTGCGGGCTTCATCTCCAACCTGGGCTATTACTCCGCGACCGCGGCTTACAATGTGTTCTCGGCACCGAATGGAGGCTTTGCCGGCCTGCGCACCACGGTCTCGGATTCCATGCTCATGGCCTCGCTCGGGGGAGCGACTCCGGCGAGCGGCTGTGGATCTGGATTCGGAGGCCTGGGTTATAAGTCGGCATCGACTTACTACTACTGCAACGGCTCGGCCTGGACTACGTTCGATTTCTCCGCAGCCGGCGGGGCGAGTCAGTGGACTTTGACGGGCAGCCTGCTCTATCCCAACTCGACCTCGACCAAAGTGCTGGTGGGACGGAACACCGACGACGGCAGCGGGGCCATGCTGCAACTGACGGGCAACCTCAACGCCTCGGGCATCGTCCAGTCTTACGCCACCGGAACGAACGTCGCTCTCCAAGTCAACTCCGGTACTTTCCAGGTGTTGGGCAACGGCCTGGTCGGCGCCGCTAATTACAACGTGGGCACCTCGGGGGTGATCGAGTGGAACGGCCAGCAGGCCTTACGCTATTCCGGTGGCCACTTGCAGTTCAGCGATAACGGCAGCTCCTGGGCCAACATCCTGCAATCGAGCACCGTGACTTCCGTTTTCGGCCGCACGGGCAGCGTCACGGCCCAATCAGGAGATTACTTCGGGATCTACACGCCGCTGAACGGCAGCGGAACATCGGGCACCTGGCCCATTTCGGTGACGGGCTCCGCGGCCTCGCTCTCCGGCTCTCTGAGTCAGTGCGCCTCCGGATCGGCGGCCACAGGCATCAACTCAATAGGCGCGGCCCAAGGGTGCACCGCGTACATGACGGGCCTTCCGACGAGCATCGTGATTCCTGGGGAATTCTACTCCACGACCACAGGCCCCAACAATGCCTTCGTCGCCTCCAACACTCAAATCCTGGGGAATGGAAACATCCTCACCAACGGCTACGTCAACGCCGCAGGCGGGTACTACTACGCCGGCAGCCAGGTCGTCAGCAGCGCGGGCTGGATCAGCAATGTGCAGATCGGCGCGGCGGCCAGCATCTACATCAAAAACATCGCCTACTCCACCGCGATGAATTGCTCCGGAGTTGGAGACGGATGGTTCACATCGACGAACGATGGCTACCTGAGCGTGTGCCTGGGCGGCAACAGGTACCGCGTAGCCCTGACAGCCTTCTAACTGGCGAAGGAAGAAGTATATGCCCCTCAAAACTTCGTTGCTCCTCCTGGCGGCCGTCATAATCGCTCTCGCCGGGAGCAAGCCCGCGCCCAAGATTCCCACCATTCCCGACGCCCAGCGCGCCGCCTTCTGGCGGGCGACTCTCGAAAAGACCAGCGCCGATGCGCGCTATAGCAAGGCGCTCGAAGCCATGCAGCAGTCCTGCTCTTCGGGAGGCGCCATGCTGAGCCTCGGTCCGGATGGAGAGCCCGTGTGCGCGCCCAAGCCTCCGGAGCCTAAGAAGCACTGACCTGGCGAATTGCCGGGTATATGCCCCTCGATCTGGTTGAACCCTTCCCCCACTGGGCCTGGCCGCTGGCCTGGGGATGGATGGAAGCCTCGCGGAATCTCGTCTGCGACGACTTCTCCCCGCAGACTCCCGAAGCTTTTGTCGAATTACGGGATAGGGTCGCCGAGCGGGGCCGGACATTCGCGGTCCTGTACGAGGGGCAGATCGGAGGGGTCATTGCCTTCGAGCAGGTCACTCCGGCCGTCGCCGCGGCCCATATGCTGTTCAGCCGGAGGTGTTTTCGAAAGGCCACGGCAGAGGCGCTGTACCAGGCATGCGGGCGCATTTTCGAGGACGGCCATACAGGCAAGATCTTAGGATTGATTGCCGAGGATAACCGCCTGGCGATTGCTTTGGCGGTCAGGCACGGAGCGCAGGTCGAGGGAGTGTTGCGCCATCACATCGTGCGCCACGGGAAACCGGGCAACGTGGTGGTGGTGGGGATGACGCGGGAGGAATACGGCCATGACAGGGTTGTCGAGCTTGTTTGGATTGGGCGGAGCGGTGGGCGGCAGCGACAGCAGCTCTACCTCGACCAGCAGCAGCACCGGAACCAAGACCCCGACGTACAGCCCGCAGCAGTCGGGACTCCAGACGCTCCTCAGCTCAGCGTTCAGCAGCCTGATTCCGGCAGTGGGCTCGGGGGGCATCTCGCCGAACGTCCAGTCGATGCAGACGGCGAACGCCAACCAGATCAATCAGAACTACTCGTCGATGGGCGACCGCATGAACAAGTTTTTGGCGGCCCGAGGGTTCGGAAAAAGCGGGACCACCGGAAAAGTCCAGATGCAGACGGAGCTGGGAAGACAGGGAGCGCTGGCAACAAACGCCAGCAACGCCGCCGGCCAGCAGCTCCAGCTCGATAGCGGTCTGCTCTCCGACGCTCTGGCGATGGCCTTCGCCAATCCGGGATCGACCTCGACGGACACGACTCGCAATATTGGCGCGACGAGCGGCTTCGGGTGGGGCCTGGGGGCCAACGCCGGATTCGCGCCGGCATAATCGCCATGGAGAATCCCTATCTCAGCGAGGCGATGTCCAACGCCGGGGCGGGTCTTCAGATGGCCCAGGCATTGCGCTCCGCCGCGGCCCAGCAGCAGAAGCTCGACCAGCAGGAACGCGAGAAGCAAGCCTCGACAGCCCTGGAGATCTACGGCAAAGGAGGCGTGCCCTGGGAGCCGTATCACGATCTCAACACGCAACCCTCCGGACCAGGCGCGCCGAAGACCTTGCAACGGAGAGATCCGAACCCGGTGCCTCCAGGCCATCAGATCTACACCGACGCCTGGGGCCGGCAGTGGGCCTTGCCAGATCCGAAAGCAGCGCAGGGGCAAACCGAACTGCAGAGCGCTCTGGAGAAGGGCGGCCAGCCACTCACTCCCCGCGGGCAGCTGATGGACCCGTCTCTCGCGAATGTGCCCAGGATGCAGACCGACGCCAACGGAACCTTGACCCCCACGGGGAAGTCGGGTACCACTATGCCGGTACCGGACGAAGGAAGAGTCGTGCATCCAGGCGGAGGGCAGCAAGGCCTCTATATGCCGACGCCCGACGAGAGCCTGGCCAGCAAACTGAAAACCGAAGCGGCCAACAAGCCGCCGAAGGAGCCACGCACTCGTGTCGATACCGAGAGCTTTTCCCAGCCGGTACTGATCGACGAAGAGAGCGGCGACGTGAAGCCGCTGAAAATCCCCGAGGGTATCACCCATACGGGCAAGCCCTCAGCAGGACACGGGTACCAGTTTTCGTATCACACCGACGACGAAGGCAACGTGCATGTGTTGCGGGGCGATCCGGACAGCGGAGAAGTGACCGAAGTCAAAACGGTGAAGGGCGCCGGAGGAAAGAAGAAAGATCCGGACGCGCCGGCGAAACCCTCGGCGGCGCAGTTGCGGCTGATCACCGAGAAGAAAGCCACGGGGCTGAAACAAGCGGAGCAGTCCTACGGCAAGCTGATGACGGACATGGGCGGCGCCATGTCGCCCGAGGACAAACAGGCGGCCGTGGCGAGCCTCACCAAAGCCAAGCAGGCGGCCCAGGACGAATACGAGCAGAGCCTGAGCGCCCTGGGTCTGCCGGTGCAACATTTCGACTTCGGCAGCCAGGCGGAGCCGCAGGCCACCGATGCCGGGGGCGGCAATCGAGTAGGACGCGGCGGCCTCATCACCAGCGCGCCGGCAAAGAAGGCGTCCGCTAAAGGCAAGCTCACCGATACGAACGTGGCGCAGCAGTACCTGCAAAAAGCCGGAGGAGACAAAGCCAAAGCCCGCCAGCTCGCCAAAGCTGATGGCTGGGAGTTCTAACCGTGGCCGATATCTTCGACCAGGTCGCGGCCCCACCGCAGACGAAGGGCGATATTTTCGACCGGGTTGCTCCGCAGCCCACGATGCGCGTGGGAAAAGGCGGATTGATCGTGTCCGACTTGCTGCCTCCGCCGGAGCTGGTCGACCAGCAGGCTACCCAGCAGGGGCGCGCGATCGCCGAGGCGGCCACGCGGCCCCCATCGACCGGAAGCGCCATCGGAAACGCCTATAGCGAATTCACCCAGGCGCTGCCGCGGATCTTCAGCCAAGGCGCCATCGGACAATCCCTCGAAGCCGACAAAGCCGCGGCCCAACATCCTCCGGGCCTGAAGCCCAGGCCGGGCGATCCGAAGGGACCGGGCATGAACGCGCCGGTGCTCGACTTTACCCAACTGACTCCAGAGCCCGGTATCGCTCGCGGCGCGGCGGAATTCGCCTCGGGCCTGACCTCTCCAACGAACATCGCCATCATGGCCGCCACCGGAGGACTGGCAGCCTTAGAGAAACAGATCGGCACGGGCTTATTCTCGCGGATGGTTTCCGCCGGCTTCTCCGTCTCGATGCTCGACGACCTGGTGAAAGAGACGCCGCAGTTGGCCGATGCGATCCAGAAGGGCGGATTCAAGAGCCCCGAGGCCCGCCAGATCCTCACCCGCATGACCCTCACCGGAGCCATGGCACACTTTGCGGCACGCCACGCCATCGGGGGAGAGACGCCGGCAACCACAGCCAGGCCGCAGGATAGTTTCGACCGCGCAGAACAGGAGCAATCTCATGCAACTCAGCCAGAGACTCGCGCAAGCCAAGCCGAAGCGCAGCCCACGAGCGAACCAGCAGCGCAAGGGCAGCCTCATACAGGCCCTCAACCAGGCGAGCAACCCCAGCCGGCCCTCCAGCCGGCCGCCGAAGCCCCCGTCGCTTCCCCAGTTACGAAGGGGCCGGTAAATGCACCCGGTCACACTGGAGATCAGCGGCCCGAGGTACCACCTCCGCCTGAACGAAATCTCGGCGCTGGTGGGGTCGAACCGCCTGTACCTCAAAGGAACGAATCGGGCGCACTACCTGGACTGCCGGGACCGGGAGGAAGCGGATCTACTCCTGGTGAACCTGCGCAACATGGACGGAGTGAAAGTGCGGATACTGGGCGATCCGCTGGACCCGCCCCCGTCCCCATAGAGCACGTCGTCGCCGAAGCCAAGCGGCAAGAAAAGTACCAGATGGTGCGGGAAGGCGAATCGAAGCAGGACGCCAAGCAGCACGCCCGGGATAACACCGCCACCATTGAGGACCGGGGCAAGACGCACGGAGGCTATCTGCGGGTGGATGTCCCCGTGGAGATGCTGGCAGCGGATAAGACTCATGTGGATGAGGCGCGCCAGGAGCGCTTGGAAAAGATCGGCGGGACAAGTGATCCGATCTTCATCACCGATCCGCCCATTGTGGTGGACGGACAGAAAAAGCTCTCCGTGGTCAATGGCAACAACCGTATTGCCTACGCCGAAAAGCACGGGCTAAAAAGTGTGCCGGCGTTTGTCACGCGGGAAGCCTGGGAAGGGATGCAGCAGAGTGAGAGTGTGGCCGAACAGCCACAGGCTGCTGAGCCAAAACCCCGCGTTCCAACCACCCCGCCGGCTTACGGCCGCAACGTCAATGTCGCCGTTCCAGGGGAGCAGACCACTTACCCGGCGCGGTACGCCCTGAGAGAGTCCGCCGACGTGCAGCCGTCGCACAATCCCCAGACCTTCGACGCCAACCCCAACTACGAGTACGCCAACGACCGCGATTACAAGGGCAACAAAGAGATCAGCTCGCTGGTGGTGGAGCACTCCGGTCCCCTGTTCGATCCCAACTACCTCGCCAGCGAATCGCCCACCGCGGAACACGGCGGCCCCGTCATTGATGCCAGAGGAAACGTTCTGGGCGGCAACAGCAGGTCCATGACGCTCGGCAGGGTCTACGAGTCCAACCCCGAGGGCGCCGCGGCCTATAAGTCAGCCCTGCGAGAAAGGGCCGGCATTTATGGACTGACCCCGGAAGACGTGGACCGCTTTCAACAGCCCGTCCTGGTGCGCGAATTAACCGAGCAACCGGACGCCGCTGGAGCCCAGCGGGCGGTTACCGACTTCAACAAGAAGGGCGCCGCCGAGCTGGCCCCGGAAGAGCAGGCTGTAGCCGACGGACGCCGTATGTCCACCGAAAGCGTTGAGCGCATCGCCGCCAAGCTCCAGGACGTGGGAGAAGATTCCACCCTGGCGCAAGCCCTCGAAAGATCGAACGGCGCCGAGATTGTCGACGGCCTGGTCAAGGATGGCGTGATCTCTCCCCAGGAGCGTTCGGCCCTGGTGGATCACGACCGCGACGTGCTCACTCCGCAGGGCAAGGACCGCATCGCCAAGATGCTCGTGGGCAGAATGTTCGAGACTCCCGCGGACATGAAGAACACTCCTCCTCAGGTCCGCAACAACCTGGAGAAAGTCGCTCCGCAGATTTTGAGAATCGAAGGCCGGCCGGAATGGTCCATCACCCCGCAGGTCCGGGAAGCCGTGGGAATCTTGGCGGAAGCCCGCGAGCATGGCATCCGCAACGTCAAAGACCTGGTGAACCAGACCCGTATCGACGGCCCGGCAAAGCAGTATTCTCCCGAGGCCGTGGAAGTGGCCGAAGCCCTGGGCAGCGGACCGAACAAAGCAGCACGCGCTTTCCGGCAGTTTGCCAATGACGAGATCCTTTCAAGAGAGGGAGCCCAAGCCGCTTTCTTCGAGCCGCCCACCAGAGCCGAGGCCTTCGACGCGGCCTTCGGACAACAGGCCGCCTGGAGACATTCCCAGAAGGGCGCGGCCCCGCTCGAAGTTCTTTCGCTCGGCGCCGGCAAATTCCTCGAGCAGGACGTGGCGCCGGCCTTGCGATCTGCGGCCATCAACGTGGTGAGCACCGCGGATGACATTTTGAAAGTGCTTGCTCCCACCTTGCGAGGAGGCGAGCGGGTGGAGCTGGGCAAGCTGGCCATGAGGAAGCGCCTGGGCGAGCTGGCCCGTAGGAGCGACCAGGCGCGGGCAGCCCTGCGCCAGGCGGAGCACTTCTTCAACCGGCAGACGCAGGCTCACAATTACGAATTCTGGGACCGCATCGAACAAGGAGACAAACAGCAGAACGCCGCCCTCGACGCCATCGCCGCGGTCCTTCGTCCGTTGCTCGACGGCAGACGCAAAGACGTGCAGAGCCTGGGCACGGGAAAACTCCAGACCTGGTACGAGAACTATTTTCCGAGGGCGTGGGAAGATCCGAGACGCGCGACTCAAGTCATCCGCGACTTCTTTAACCGCCGGCCTTTCGAGGGCGGCAAGAGCTTCCTCAAGAAGCGCACCTATCCCACCATGAAGGAGGGACGCGACGCGGGACTGAAGCCGCTCACCGATAACCCGGTGACCATGGCGCTGTGGAAGATCCAGGAGATGGACCGCTACATCGCGGCCCATCGCACCCTGAACGACTGGAAGGCCGAAGGCTCCGCCAAGTTCGTGGACGCGCGCAACGTCGAGATTCAGAAGGCCATGACCCGCGGGGGCTGGAAGAAGATCGAGGACCCCATCGGGACAGTGTACGGGCCCAGCATCCAACAGATCGCCGAGTATCCCAACGAGGGCAAATGGAAGGGACTACAGGCCGTCGCCGACGCCCTGGAGATCACCCAGAAGCGCGGCTTCCTGAATCTGCGGAACGCCCTCGGCCGCGCCAGCCGCTCGGGTACGGTGAGCACACTGCACGGGACGGCGGAAGACGTCCTGGGCCACGAGATCGGCCACCAGATCGACTTCCGCGCCGGCAGCGGCCAGCGCTTCGTGATCGATTACCCGGACGCTCAGACCGTGGCGCGGCTGAGAGAAGCCTACAAGACGATCAAGGACACCAAGGGCACTTCGGTCGAAGCGAGAAGGGACGCGCGGCAGACCATCGCCTCGCTCAAAGACAAGATCCAGCAGCGCAAGGAATTCGCCAAGCAGTTGCGCGACCTGGCCGACTTGAGGGAGGGCCGCAAAGAGTACACCCACAAGCGGGAAGAGAAGATGGCCCTACTTGCCCAGATGTGGACCGATGCGCGCGAGCAGTTCCAGCGCACCGCGCCCATGGTCTTCAACGAGTGGAAAGCCTTCCTCGAGGAAAATCCCAAGCTGCACGGGCTGCGCGATCTGGAGGGCAACGCCAAGATAACCGAACTCTCCCAGCCTTACGATGTGGGCGGCCTGGTGATCAAGGGCCACTACTGGGCGCCGGAAGGTCTCGCCCGTCTCATGGACAATCACCTCATGCCGGGCCTGGTGGAGAAGTCGGGATTGTTCCGCGGAATCCTGGGGCTCAATAACCACCTCAACCTCTACAACCTGGGCCTCTCCGTGTTCCACGTGGGCAAGACCACCCTCGAGGCGACTATCAGCAAAGGGGCGCTGGCTTACGAAGCCTTGCTCCGCGGTCACCCGCTGACCTTTGCGAAGAACCTGGCGGAAGTCCCCGTCGCGCCGTTCACCGCGGCGATTCGCGGAAATCGCATGTTGAAGGAATGGTACGGGCCTGGCTCCGAAGGAACCGAGATCGGCATGCTGGCCGACAAGGCCACTTCCGCCGGCGCCAGAGCCCGCATGGACAGCATCTATCGGACGAGGGTCCGAGAACAGTTCACCCGCGCCCTCAGCCAGGGGAATCTGCCGGGAGCCCTGCTAAGAGCCCCCAGCGCCGCCATGGAGACCATGACCTCGCTCATCATGGACCAGGTGGTACCGCGCCTTAAGTTCGGCGTGTTCGCCGACATGGCCAGCCAGCATCTGGAACAGATGGGCGCCACGGCAACGAGCCTGACAGTGGATCGCGCCATGGCCAACGACTGGAATTCGGTCGAGAACCGCCTGGGCGAAGTGACTCGGGACAATCTCTTCTGGAACCGCTACGCCCGCGACCTTTCGACCGCACTGCTGAGGGCCGATCAGTGGTTCTTAGGAACGGTGCGCGAAGTCGGGGGGGGGCTCGCCGATCTCATTGTCCAGCCTGTGAGAGCAATGCAAGGCAAGCCCGTGAACCTCAACCGGGCCACTTACATCGCCTCGATGATCACGGTCCACATGCTCTACTCGGGCCTGTACCAATACCTGAAAACTGGGAAAGGTCCGGAGGAACCCGAGGACTGGTTCTTCCCCCGCAACGGCGAGAAGGACGAGCTGGGGAGACCTCAGCGCTCTTCCATTCCCAGCTACGTCAAAGACGTGTACGGTCTCGGCACGCATTTCTGGCAGACCATGAAGAACAAGCTGGCGCCCTCGATTCCTCTCATTGGGGACCTGGCGACCAACAGCGACTTCTACCACACGCAGATTCGCAACCCCGAGGATTCGGCCCTCGACCAGGCCGGGGCGGTAGGGAAGTTCATCTTGCAACAATTCACTCCGCTCTCCATTCGTAATTTGCAGAAAGAGAACGCCCTCGGAGGATCGGCAGCCACCAAAGCGGAGCAGTTCGTAGGAATTACCCCAGCTCCAGCGGAAATGAATCAAGGGCCGGCGGAGCGGTTCACCAGGGAGCTGCAGCATGAGCATGGAGGTGGTGAGACCGTCTCCAAGGAAGACGCCGAGCGGCGCCGGCTACGGAATGAACTGACCCGCGCCCTGCGATCCGGGAAGACTGCACCCGCCGAAGTGATCGAAGCCCGGCGTCAGGGCAAGATGTCGATCGAGGACGTGCGCCAGGCGGTCAGGTCCTCGAAAGAAACCCCGCTCCAGGCGGCCTTCGTGCACCTCACGCTCGACGACGCCCTCAGAACGTACAAGGTGGCCAACCCCGAGGAACGCAAGGCCCTGCGGCCTCTATTGCTCAAGAAAGCCCAGGCGGCCATCTCGATAGCGGCGCCGGTGGACCGGAAAAAGACCGTCGAAAAGCTGCGGGACGCCCTCAATCTGGCGAATAAGTAACCAGGGAGGGGGCAGATGAATCCGGAGTGGGCGCTGGTCATCATGGCGGCAGTGACGGTGGTCTCGCACGGAATCAACGTCATGCTGTACCTCCGCATCCGCCTGGGTCAACTGGAGAGCGAGCGGCGCGTGTTGCGCGAAGTCGAACGGCTGTACGTGCCGAAGTCCGCCGGCCATGAACGGCGCATCATTGCCCTCGAAGAAGCCGGGACATAAAAAAAAAGGCCCCCGGTTTCGAGGGCCCCTTGTACAGTTCGATCTGACAGATTCTCCCGCTCTACTGTAGCGCGTTACGCCTCCTCGACCTTGACGCCGGGGAAGGCTTTCTCGAAGTCCAGCTCTTTCTCCTGGAGGTCCTCGAAGAGTTTGATGGCCTCATCCTGGGCGAGCGGTTTGATGCGGTCATTCTCCCCTTCCCAGCAGGTCAGGTAGGTAGCGAAGTAGGCGCCCTTGGGCGTCCGGTACAGGTAGGTGTTGCGCCCGTGGCGCTCGAAGTTGTGTCCATCCCAGTAGGCGTCGCTGGCGATGATGGTTGCCGTTTCGGTGTTGTAACGCTTCCCACCGATGACTTGATTCATTGTCTGAGGTTGCATTCTGTGCCTTTCCTTTCGGGGCCATGCCCTAGTCGTAGTTGGTGCGGACCATGCCGCGTTGCAGGTTTTGCCGGTTCTACCCGGCGCTTCGAACGTAGCACCTATTCCACTTTCCCTCCAAACTCTTTCTCGCACGCATCGCAGAAATTGCAGTACTTGCGGCTGCACATGTTGGAGCCGCGGTTGGGGAAGTAGAGCCCTTCCCGGATTCCTTCTCTCACCCGAGGGTAGAGGTTTTGGGTGAGGAGCTGGTCGGCGACCGAGACTTCATACTCGATGGTGACCAGCTTGGGCGTCTTGTTGTTGACCAGCGTATCGAGACGGGCTTTGCCGTTGGCGCCGGGCTGCAATTGCCGGTAGGTGGCGAGCTGGAAGGCGTAGTCGGGAGTGATCCCCGAGGGCGACTTCTCGGCGAACTTGCAGTCGATGATCCTGCCGTCGACGTCCACCAAGTCGATGAATCCCTGGACCGGAACGCCGGCAATCGAGCCGGTGACATGCTGCTCCACTTTCGCCGGCTTGATCGAGGGCGCCACTTCATCCAGATACTTTCTGAGGAGTCGGGCCCCGGAGCGCTTCAAGTCTTCGATGTCGTCGTCATTGGAAAACTGGGCGCCGGCTGACTGAAACTCCCAGGCGGCCTCGTAGACTTCTTCGAGCGAATCCACTTCCACGACCTCTCCTTGCAACTGCAGCTTGTACCAGTGCTCGACGACTTTGTGGGCGGCCAGGCCGCGGACCTGCCGTCCGCCTTTCGGATCGGGGAGACTCAGGCCGTGCTTGAACCACCACTTGGCGGAGCAGTTCAGAAACAGATTCGCCTGGCTGGGGGAGAGCATTCCCCCGAGGGTTTCATTCTTGGTTGTGGCCGCAATAGCATTCACGGCCGCGGGCGTGGCGGCCTCCAGGACCGGGGGAGCAAACAGATCCCCTTGGCGGTCGCGATCGGCGAGGACCCGCGCCACAGTCGCGTTGACCACACGCAAAGCGGTGGAGTTGATCTCGTCCCAGTAGCGGTACTGGGAGTAGCGCGGCGGAACCGGGTCCGCCGGCGAGGAAGAGGGAGGCACCAGGCTAAGAGCCATAGCTTTTCCCTCCGCCGTTCTGAATGATGATGGTGTTGGCCATGGTGCGGATGTCCTCGGAGCTGAACTGGGGCATGGCGGCATAGCCGATCTGCTTGGCGTACTCGTTGGCGGCCACCACGGCCGCAACCACCGTCTTGAGGGCGTCTTCGAGTTTGGTCTTGGGGCGTTCCGTGGGGACAGCGGCGACGGCGGGGGGAGGCGGGGCGACCTGGATCTGCCCCACGGCTGCGTGGCCGTTGCTCCCATTGCCGGTGGTATCATGGCCGTTGTTAGGTGTCTGTTGTTGTGGCTGCTTCGCCATGACTGGGGCGGATGGTGACACATTCGCCCCCCTACCGTTCTGCGGCAGGGCCGGCACGGCGAAAGTCCCATCGGGCTGCTCTCCCGGTGCGAATCCCACCTTGGCAATCTGCCACTCGATCCCCTTCCGTCCGTTGCCGTAATCCACTTCGGCCTTGACGATGTCGAAGGGTTCCCTGGGCTGCAATCTCAGCCCGTGGATTTTCTGGGCCACCTTCTCGGCGACAAAGAATACCCGGTCGTCGGTGGTGGTAAACATGTACTGCGGGTCGCCGAACTGCGAATCGCAGAGCTTTCCCTCGCTGAACTTGAGGGCCAGCTCCAGCCTGATGTTGGTCTGAAACTTGATCTTATCGAGAGCCATAACCGTTTTCCTTTCCTGGGCGCTTTAGAGCCTCGCGGCTTTGGTGTTGCTGCCAAAACTGCTGAAACATCTGGATCAGGGCCGGAACATCCAGGCCGTGAACCAACGCGAATTTCACCGGGCCGAGCTTGTGATAGCTGTCAGAATTGGACTGGTGATCGCGGTGGCACAAGGGCAGGACATCCAGATCCGAAGCCTTCTCGTCGCTCGAATGCGGCCCGAAATGCGCCGCTTCCATCCAGCGGATTCTGCCGCACACAATGCAGGGGAACCCACGGACGAAGCGCTTGTACCGTTCGTTTCTTTCGGGCTTGTGCTTCTGGTAGATCGGGCCGGCGGCGATCTGGAAGGCTTGCGTCATTCGCACCTATTATAACTAAGCGGTTTGTTAAAGTCAAGGGGCTTGCAAAAAAAACAACAAAGCGCTATGTTATGGCCATGGCGAGAATCAAAGATCAAGCTGCCGTGGCACTTGGCCGCAAGGGCGGCAAGGCCCGGCTGAAGACCATGAGCCCCGAGGAGCGTAGCGAGAGGGCGAGTATCGCGGGGCAGGCCTCGGCGCTGGTGCGATGGGGCGGAAAAAAGAAGAAAAAGGCTTGACAGTAACCAAGCGCTTAGTTATGATAGGTGCATGATCACCCTTACAGCAGAATCGAGAGAATGGAAAAACACCGGCCAGTACATCGCTCGCATTACCGGCCGGGCGGCGAAGTATACCTACGCCCGTGAATTCGTCGGCCGCAAAAGCGGCAGTACCAGCGAGGCCCTGATCGACGAGCCGGGCATCTACGAGATCGGCGACATCGATAAGAAGGGCCGCAAGGACCCCGGCTTCGTCATCATCGTGACACGCCCCGCCCACTGCCCGCCAAAGACCGAACGGGGCGACCCGCAGTTGATCAGGTTCCCAGCGTCCGAAACGGACGTAATGATCCTGACCAAGCGTATGGATCAGGGAGAGAGCCTCGACGAGATGGTCGAATGCACCGTCTCACTCGATCCTGAAGCGAAGTATGGCTACCGCGTCCGTGGCAAAGGCGAGGCCAAGCGCGCATCCACTGCCGCGACCATCGAGGAAGCTGTCGAGCAGTGCTGGCAGCTTCTCCAGGCGTTCCCCGAGCGCGAGGCGAAGAAAGTGTTGGCCGCGCTAAAACTTCGCGTCTCGCCGAGGGCCGAACCCGCCGCCGAGACGGCCGCTGAACCCATCGCTGAGACCACATGCGAACCGACACCCGAGACCGCCGAGCCACGGCAGCGGTGAAATGCCCCGTCTGTCACGCGCCGGCAGGCGACCAATGCCACGCCCTCCCAGGCCAGCACTACACCACCGGGCGGTACTTCATCCACAGCCAGCGCCGCGCGGCCTGGCTGGAGCACAAGCACCGCGAGGAGGCCCGCGCCAAGGGCGAATGATCCAGTATGCGCGTCGCCATCTATGCCCGAGTCTCGAAAGAGACCTGCACGGTACGCTCCTGTGGCCACCTGAAGACGGATCACGCACAAGGCAAAGGCTCTTGCCGGCGCTCAGGCTGTGACTGCTCGAGGTATGAGGGCCAGGACGCCGAGAACCAGCTCCTCGAGCTGAGACGCTATGCCAAAGCGCAGCACTGGGAATCCATCGAATACATCGACTACGAGACCGGCAAGCATTCCGACCGCGACGCCCTCACCCGCATGTTCGGAGACGCCAGCCGCAAGCAATTCGATGTGGTGGTTACCTGGGCGCTGGACCGGCTCTCGCGCGAGGGCATCGAGGAAACCTTCAGACACCTGCGGACGCTGAGGGAATACGGCGTGAAATACGAGAGCTACACCGAGCCGCAGTTCCGCACCACGGGACCGATGGGCGACGTCTTCGGGGAATTGATGATCGCGTTGTCGGCGGCAATGGCCAAGATGGAACGACTGAAGATCTCCGAGCGGACCAAGGCCGGCCTGGCGCGAGCTCGCCGGGAGGGACGGGTCGGCGGCCGGCGCCCCACGGTGTTCTCGCGCGATCGCGCGCTGCAGCTCCGCAAATCCGGTCTGAGCTGGAGGGAGATCGGCCGCAAAATGGGAGTCGCTCAATCCACGATTCGAGCCGGCCTCAGAGGGTAGCGATCCGCGCGTCGGCGCCCATCCGGGCGATAGCCTTACGCCTCTTCGCCGGCAGTTTCATCCGCGCCTCGCGCCTCACGCCGGCATTGGCGCGCAGCCGCCCGCAGCTCACCACGCGGCCAGCGCGCAGCTTGGCGCCTCGGACCTTGACTTGGCGCAGGCACTCAGGATCGCCGCAGCTACAGTCGCACAGCCACGCGGCGCCGCCCCCGGAGTCCAGGCCGGCATACTCCTTGACTTTGAGGCAGCCATACGTATGGCCTGTCTCGTCGATGGTCCCTCGGGGCAGCGCAATTATTCGCACATTGTCTCCTCAACCTCCTCCGCTGGTCAGGCATTTTATCCGGGTGTTACGCCCCCGGCTCCCGGTGTCCCTCCGGACGCTCCATGTGGTCAGGTTGTCTCGATCTTGTCGTCGGTCAATTCCTCTGTCTGCATAGGGGGAGCCACATACTCCGGTGACTCCCTGATGATATCGCGGGCCTGCCATCCAGTAAGCAGGGACTTCTGTCCGCCAGCGGAGTAGGCGCGAAAGGGAATCTTCGCAGACATAAGGAGGCACATGAGGTCTCCTGCCGCGCAACGCGATCCAGCACCGAAGTCGATTTGAGCCTCCGTCCTCATTACGGTTACCCGTCGATTGCTAGTGGGGGTGATCCAGATAGGGCTCCCCGTCACGGACCGCTGAAGTTCTGCTGGCATAAATGTCTCTTTTGCGGAATCGTTCCAGTCGTCGGGGGGGTCAAAGAAAGCCTCATCCCCTGGCAGGCTCGAAAAAACGCGGTGAATGATCTGCGCCACTGCCAACATCGAGTCGGTGATATGCAGGTTTGGTATTATTACGATACTTCCAACCGCATTGTCGCGGTGCGCCTGGAGGGCAAGAATCAACGTCTCCTCTCCGATCTTGTATTCCTGATTCGTCATTTTTTTATCCTTTCCGCTGGCTCTCAGTTACTCCAGCCCCGCCGCGTGGAGGCGGCCAGCAAGGGGCCTGCCGGGGATTGCCTACCCCGGCTGTGGCGTCCAACCACAGGCTCCGCCTGGTGCGGAGACCACGTGAGTGGTGATACACGCGGCGGAGGTCAATCCTTGATCCGTACCACGCGCTCGGCGTGCGAGCGGATATAGTCGGAGTCCATCCCCGCAGGGATAAAACTCACGGTAGCCATCTGCATTGGGTGCATAGAGCCGGGCTGGTCATATCTGACGCCACCTCCTACCAGCGAGACAAAGGTGATGCCTTGAGGCACGTGCGACCACTGCGCGGGACTCATCTGCTGCATCTCAGGCGGATGCACGTCGGCCAGGATGTCGGCCATTTCGGTTCGGCTGATGGTGGAGCGGCGTCCCAGTCGGCGAGAGATCAGACGGAGCGCGGTGGCTGAATCGTAGGCATCGATTGCGGCGTAGTGATCGTCGATCTGCCGGAGCATGACGCCATAGGCGCGGCAAGAAGCGAAGTAGTCGGCGCACTCGGGGTAGGCAGTAGGATCGGCGTGGCGGCGGTCTAAGGCAGCGGTGATTTCACGGGACAGCCGGAGCAGCTCATCTTCGGGCGCCTGCTCTACAGCGTCCATCCCGGTATCGCCTGTGCCATATCTGCCAGCCGGGTGGCCATCCGGCTCCCACTGCCAGACAGCTACGAGGTCCTGTCCTTTGCCGCTGCCGGAATAACTGGGGAGGCAATAGCGTGGCATGCGGTCGGGGTACGCGCATGTGACGCGCTCATAGGTGGTGCTGATTTCTGGTATCTCGACTTTGCCAGATTTGACTGGCGCGCAACCGAGGTAATTGATCTTCATCTCTTTTTCTCCTTGCCCGCTGGATGCGAGCTCAAGTAGATTATGCTTCAATGAGGCCACGATGTCAATAGAAAAACGAGGCGCGCCGAAAGATTTTTGAAGAAAAGGCGAAAGCTTCAGTGGGGCCGCGACACCCGGCATGGCAGGTGTGCAGCAAACGTAGTCCCCAGCGGCCGAATAGAGGCCGCGAAACAAAGGACTTAGAGCCGCCCCCGGAAGCGCCCACAAACGACCGTTAGCTGCACTGACCCCTCCGAAAAGTCCAGCAAATAGGCCACTTCCCGCGTGCGAGGCCCGGTCCGAGGCCCGCGGGCGTGGCCAGGCGAGGCGCAGCCCCATGAGTCGCCATGGGTCGCGCGCGCGCGAAGGCGCCCGTATCCTTTTATGCGGCGCGGGGATGCGCGCTGTGCTGGTCGAGCAGCGCGATGGCGGCGACAAGAGCGGCGCGGTAGCGTCGGGCGCACACAAGCACCAGGGCCACGGCGGCGCGTTCGGCGGGGGAGAGCATCCGCTCACGGTAGCGCTTTGCGCTCGTCGCGGGGATCCTCTGTCGGCGGATCCAGCTCTGGTGGACGCGATGCGTAGGATCGCGTGAGAGCCGGCGGCCGGTATTCGTCGAGCACCCACAGCAGCGCATCCACAGCGCGCGCCATGGGTCTGCCCATCGCCCTGGCGATGCGCAGCATCTCGCGGATGTCGGATTCGGACTTCACGCCGCGCCCTCCCTTGAGGCAGAGCACGCGCGGACAAACGCGTCCCACTCGTTGCCGGCGGCCACGGCCAGTCGGTAGAGCTGCGCCATGAGATCGTACGCATCGTTGTACACCACGCGCAGCTCGCCGGGCTGGAGCGAGATCGAGGTGAGGTCCCGGAGCAAGGTCCACTGATCCGCCGGCGTGACCGGCAGTTTGACCGAGTGGAGGCGCAGATCCTCGGTCGCCTTGGCGAGCGTGTGCGCCAGGCGCTTGCGGCGGCCCAGCTCTTGCATGGCATCCTGGGCGGCGGGGGAGTGGCGGAGGTAGTCGAGCAGGCTTTCGCGGCTCACAATCAGCTCGTTACCGTGCGCCTTGCCACCCGCGACGAGGATGAGGGTTTTCGCTCCGGAACGCGAAATTCCGAAGATGGCCTCCACTTCGGCACGCCGGAAGCTAGCGACATCGGAACGTTCCAAGGCCTCTGTTATCTGCACCAAACGGGGTATCCAGGCAGGTTTTCGCATGGCTCCTTATGCCCTCTACTATTCCGGCCGGTTGTTGGCCGCCGGCGCAAGGTGTACGTTTTTACGGGGTGCCGCGAACCTCGTGACAGTGCACTCGGGGCACCAGTGCGCCTGGCCATCCTCGGTCCAGCCGTCCAGCTTCGCCGCGTGTACCCGGCCGCCGGCGGCGGAAATCAGCTCACCGAAATTGGCGACGTACAGCAGCGTCCCTCCGTGGTGTGGGTAGCGCGCGCCGCAACTCTCGCATAGGACCAGGACTTCGACTGCGATCATGACTTACCCTCCCCCCGCAGGATTCGGCACTTGCCGCACCGGCGCCGATCCGCTGCATAGTAGCCGTAGTGATCCTGGCGCCGGATCATCTCGTGGCCGCACTCGAGGATGTCGACGGGGCTGCCGTACTGATTGAGGCGCCAGTCGACGACCCTCCGCAGTGGTGAGCCTCGCCTGGTGCCCTTACGCATCATGCCCTCCTCCTGACCTGCGCGACCGTGCGCAGGCTGCTCATGCTCAACTCGTCCACGTCGCACCTCCTTACCTTGATGCTCCCATCCCTGACAGATGCCAGGGTGCCGCGATCTATCAGCCGGCGCAAAAGCGTCTGCGACAAGCCCGAGTACTCGGATGCATCCCTGATCGTCATCCACTGGGGCAGCGCCTGAGCAGGCCGCGCGACCATCTCCCTGGTAAGGGAGAGCCAGCCGTAAGCCGCCAGGGCGGTGAGCACTTCTTGCGGCGAGGGCGCCGGCGGGAGGGGAGACACGCGGTACTGGCGGGCGAGGGAGTTCACCGGAGTCTCTTCTTGCCGCGCCCCAGGTCGAGCTGATCGAGCGCAGCCCGCGGCACCTTGATGCTCCGATCCTTGACCGACTCCAACTTCCCGCGCTTGGTCAGTCGGCGGAGGAACGTCACGGATAAACCGGTAATCTGGCTGGCCTCCTGGAGCTTGACCCACAGGGCCTGGGGCTTCGTCTGGTGCAGCTCGACAAAATGCTCCACCAGGCTGATGATGGCAGGCCAGGAGATGGGAGGTTCGGCCAGTGCTGCCACTGGTGGCGAGATTGGCTGGACGGCTTTGGATTGCGGCACAACGCGAGCCGGCTGCTGGGGCAGCTTGTCGCGCAGCTCCTCCGGATCGAAGACTCGCTCCGGACGGTTGCCTGGGCGCGGGCGGTGCTGCGGGTGCCATTGCCCGGCCTGCACTTGGCGATGTAGGGTACGGGCGGAGATGCCTATCTGGGCCATCACCTGGTCGTCGTTGAGCCAGTGAGAGAGATCCATCATGACGCCTCCGCGAGCAACGGCCGGCGCTGGTCCTTGTGCATCGAGCGGGTCTCCTTGTGGTGCAGCTTGTCGTAGTTGAGATGGCACCATTGACAGAGGAAGCGCGTGTTCTCCTCCGCGTTATTGGCTGGATCGTGATCCAAGTGCGCCATGGTGCAGACTACGCGGATGACGCGCTCCGGGATCTCGATCGCGACCTCCAGATCCAATCCGCCGGCACGCCAACCCCGCTGGTTGACCCAGGGCCCGTGCGGGAGAGCCCAGAACATCCTGCTCTGGCCCGTGCGCGTTCGGACGTGCTCCCCGTTAGGCTTACGGCACTCCTCGCACTCGTTACGGGAGCGCTGGACCACGCGCTCCCTTGCAGCCCGATACTCCGGACCGCGGTAGAAGTGGCGCAGATGCTTGGGGATGGGCATCAGCCGATTTTCCTTTTTAGGCGCCAGGCGATATCGGCTAGGCGCTTGCGTTCTGCGGTGAGATTGTAGACGCGCATGGGCAGCGTCGTTTCGGCCAGCTCGCGGCTCACATGTTCGTGAGCTTCCCGCGCGTCCTGGTAAGCGGCGCGCGTATCCGCGAGCCGATCGCAATCTAGGGCGTCGATGTACGTGAGGTTGGTAACGACCTCTCCCGGCTGAAGCCGGTGCATTGGGACAGAATGCGACCAGGCCATCACGCCTCCTTCTTCGGCCCTTCGTCCGAGGGCTTGCCTGCCAGCAGGGCGGCCACTTTGCCGGCGCGGTTTCCGCGCTCCCATTCCCTGGTGCTTTCGCGCGTGGCAAACAGGGTGAAATGGGAATTCACTATGTCCGGGCCGTTGCGGCCGGCGTCGTAGCCCGCGTCGTACGGCAGACCGCGGTACAGCCGGTGGGGTCGCATCAGGCCTCCTTGGGGTACGGCAGCCACTCTTCATCCGCGTGCCCGCTCCTGGGCACCACGGGGAGCTGCGCCTTTTTCGAGCCTGGCGCCACCAGCCGGCGCTGCCCGTTGCTTCCGTGGATCGGCGCCTCGGAAATCAGCTGATTGATCTCGCGGACGGCCTCTCCCACGTTACGGGTTTGACGCGAAATCCACGTCACGCGGATTCGGACGGCGTACTGCACCACGTTGCGGGCTCCCGAGTGGTAGCGCACCAGGCGGATCTTGCAGCCACTTCGAAGGCCCTCCCATTCGCCATTGAGAGCGAGGCTGTGGATCATGGCGGCCAGGTCGTGAGGGGAGATCGGCTGGAAATTCATGCCGCACCTCCCTGAATTTGCGTTATCGTTGTGGATGTAGTTTGCATTCGCATTTTCCAGGGGAGTCCCGGTAATGGGCCGAGTCTCCCCGCTCCCTTGTTCGATGGATTAGAGCAACCCGCGGTGTGCTCTTTCACCGTGCCACCATGCGCGCTGGCGGCTCACGCTTCCCTGAAGGACAGGACAGGAAACTCGATTCATGCGCGCTCCTTGGTCAGCGCCTCGGCAGCCGCTTGCAGACTCCCCTGCGACTCGTGGCGCGTGGAGAAGTGCACCAGCAGGCGCTCGCCACACGTGGGGCAGTACGCGCTGGTCAGGGGCGTTGTTTCGCGGCGCCGGATGGCCAAGGTCTCGGTACCACACCGGCCGCAGGTAAAGAGATAGGTGGCGTCCCACATAGTCTGCTCCTCATGCCCGCTTCCTGCGCTTGACGGGTGAATCGTCAACCGACTCTCCGGCAGCGCGCAGCACCTCCCGCGCCCACTGCGCCAGTTTCGGATCGGAATCGCCGGCGGCGCCGCGGATATACTTCAGACAGCAGGCCCAGTGCTGCACCGCCAGCGCATCATCCCCGAGGTCGGTCTTCAGCAGCGCCAGCCCGCGCTTCAGCGTATCGGCGGCGCGGTCCAGGTTGTTGTACCGCTCGATTTCCGCGGCTTTGCGCTGCTGCTCCTGCAGGCCCTCATACTGCGCGCGCTTGGCCGGCGCGGCGATCTGCCACTTCTGGTTGACGTCGGACACCATTAGCAGCACCAGGCCGCTGTTGATCGGTGTGCGGCTGGCGATGGCGCGTTCCACGCGCTCGGCGGCATGGTCCAGGAAAAACTCGACCGGCGCATTCAGCGCGCGCGCGGCCTGGCTGGCCATCGACCGATCCAGGTAGATCGGCTGTTTCAGCGACGCCAGGCCGGCTGAGATTTCGCCGGCGCGCGGATCGTCGCGGAACAGACCGGGCGGTTGAAGCACGGCATCCTCGCTCTCCGGTTTGGCCGGCGCGAACGGGAAAACTTCGATGCGCACGCCCCCGGATTTTGGTAAGGTAGCCTTGATGGAGCAGGCACTCGAGCTGAGAATCTGGACTGGTCCAGGCTTCTGTACATCCGCCACCTGGACCCGCTCGCCCGCCGGCAGCTCGACGCGATCTCCCGCCATTGCAATGGTGTGAGATTTCCCGCAAGCCTCTGAATCTTCTACCTCGTTCTCCTTTTCTTCTCCCTCGGAAACGATCGGCTTGCGGGGGCAAAACGCACCGGCGCGGACTTCGAAGCGCCGCGGCGCCTTGGCCAGGGCGGCCATATCGACCCGGTATCGGTGCGAGTCTGGGCCCGTCTCCGCTTTCCGCGGCGTCAGGCCGAACTCGACACATGCCGTGATGGCCTCGCGCATCGATTGGATCGAGAGGCCGGTTTCCTTGGCGGCGTCCTCGGCGTACATGTGCGCGCTCCACTCGGCGGCGCGCTCTTTGCCGTCCGGTGAGGCCGTGGTGTGAGCCAGGACAAAGGCCAACCATCCGGATTGGGCATTGCCGGCCGTGGCGCGGAACATGTTCAGGATGGCCACGCGGAAGACGTTCTGCGATTTCGCGTAGCGCTGGACTACCTCCGCGCGTGTCGCCTTGCGGTGATAGCTGTCGGGGCGGAGGTGCACTTCCTGGGGACCGGGGCGGGAATAACTGCGCGGGTGACCGCGGGGAACTCGTTGCGGGGACGCTGCCATACGCCAAGAACCTCTTTTCCCTTCGGAAATTTCCTATTTTCTTTGGCGTCGGGAGCTTCTACAATGAGAGCAGCCTTACGGCGCCAGTGTCTTTGGAAGTAGCCGGCCAACTTTCCACGGGAAGCCGGTTGTTTCAAAACAAAGACCGGGAGGCGGCGCCCGGCCGGTGGCCTTCAGCGGTACAATCCGAAATTGCCCGCCCGCCTGTGCTCTGGTACGAAGCCTAATTTTGGCTCGGTACCAATCACCTGCTTTCCTGGCTGCGCCAAGCGTTACTCTTAAAAGCGCATCGGCCGCGACTGGCGGCAGTACGGCAGTCACTCGCTGCGGGCGGGGTTCGTGACGGAAGCGGGAGAGCACGGCTGCTCGGAGCTGCTGATCGCGGCGCAGACCGGCCACCGCGATATGGGAACCCTGCGCCGATACTTCCGGCGCTCCGACCTGTTCAAGGCCAATGCGTGCCGCGCGATTGGGCTGTGACGTCAGGCGGCTTCTCCTGGAGGCGCTGGGCCCGCGGCGGCGGCCTGTTTGCGTTTCGCCGTGCGCGCGTGATTGGCGATGATGGCGATCTCTCGGCGCCGTTCCGGGCTAAGAGCCGTCATTCGAGCCAGCGCGGCGCGGCGCGCGAACTTACTCAGCACCTTGCGTTCTTGTGCGGTGATGCGGGCCATTTGATTCTTTATAGCGCTATTCCGGCTATCCCGCAAGCAAAATATACAGGGCAGAAATGCAGTGACAGAAGCTCCGCGCCATTCCAATGGTGCGACTCCCGCCATTGCAATGGTGCGACTCGCGCTATCCCAATGGCGTCCCGCGCGCCACTGCAATGGGGCGGCGGCTTCGAAGCATATATAAAGGAACGCGCGCGCGTTGTTACTCTCTTAGGTTTTTTACTTTGTTAGGAGGTCTCACGCGGGTGGGTGGGTGGGCACTCCGGCGCCAGTGAAGGAGAAAGGCCGGAGTCGCTCAGCGGCGGGGGCCCACCCACCCGCCAATGGAAACACAATTCCATCCGGACAAGGCCGCGCTGAGCTACGGTGGAGTGGTGGCGAAGCCCACAAAGACCTTCCGCATCTCCACGGATACGAGCTTCCTGCTGCATCGGCTTTCGGACACGCTGGGCATCAGCGAGGCAGGCGTGATCGCGGTGGCGTTGCGGCTGCTGGAGCGCGAGCAGTGGTTGAGTGAGATGCGCCAGGCTCAGGCGGCCAGGTCGACCAGGCCTACGAACGTGGTCGGCGCCGGCTCTCCCGACAATACTTTGACGTTCGAGTAGGCCCACAGGCTCAACTGCACCCGGTTCATGTGGAGGCGCGTCTCCATCTGCGAGATGTGTCCCTTCACCGTGAAGGGCGACAGGCCCAGGGTGTGGGCGATGGTCTTCACCTCGTTGCCGGCGCATAGCAGCGTGAGTACTTGCCTCTCCCGCCGGGAGAGAATTACCCACTCCTCGTTGTTCCACTGGAAGACGCGCATAAAAATCAGTCCGTTGGTACCACTTCCGATGGTACGCTTTGCCGGATCGAAAAAGAGACGGTTTAGCCTTAAATTCGTACTGTGACCCAGCCAAGCAGTACCTTATCCAAAGCCCCCAGTTCGCGGGTGGTCTCCATGCCCAACCCGCTGGCCCTCGATATTGACGAACTGGGGGAGATCGACCGCCAACTACAGTTAACCAAGCCTCTGGAAGCCCGCTACAAGGTTCTGAAAGAGAAGCTCGACCTCCACTTCTCAGACTTCGATGCGGAAAAACCCTGCACCGGGCGGGGCAACGAGTACGAAGTCCAGCTCTCCCCCAAGCGCAACGAGCGGACCGTCGTCGACAAAAAGAAAATCTTCGGTCTGCTGAAGAAAGCCCTCACCATGGACGGATTGATCGCCCTGCTGGAGATCCCCTTCGGCGCGGCCATCGACAAGTACGTCCCCAAGAGCGCCCAGGCGGGCCTGATCCACGAAGAGAGATCCGGCTACCGGACTTTCACGATTGTGGCCCTCAAACCCGTGGCGCCTCCGAAGGCGGCGTAGCATGTACACCCTCGCCGGTAAACATCGGCGTTTTCGCTCGGGCTCCAATCTCGCCTCCGATCCGCTCGAAGGCTACGATCCCATGATCCAGGCGCGGCGCTTCGCCCGTCTGATCCACGCGGTGAGGCATGAGGCGCGCAGCAAGCGGGCCGCCGGAGAAGCCACCAGCATCCTGACCCGCCCGGCGTACTTCGAGCGCCAAGAGAACCCGCGCACCACGCAATCCTTATTCGGGCGCGTCATGAGCCGCTGCCTGGGCTTGTTCGGAAAGAAGGCGGCGTGAGTGACATCGTATCGAGACCCTTCCGACTTGGACCCGGCGTTTGCGAAGGCTGCGTCTTCTCCCGCGGAGGGAAAGTCCCGCACGCGAACTGGTGTCCGCACGCCAAGGCCGCGGAGAAAAAGCAGCCCCACTGCTGCCTCTGCTGCCAAGCGCTCTTCTGCCCGGCGGGCTGCCCCGTCCCGGATAACCGGGCGAAAGGAGCCCACGGGGGTCCTCACGATGCCCAGTGGAACCAAAGCGGAGAAGGAAAGTAAACGCCGAGCCGTCGCCATGGGCCTGGTGGCGGGCAAAAGGACCAAAACCATCGCCAAAGAGGCCGGCTGCTCGAAGCGCCATGTCGAGCGCTTGGCGGCCGAGCCCGAGACGCAATTTCTGATCACCGAGGCGATGCGGCCCCACCGCAAGAAGCTGGAAAAGCTGGCGACAAAAGCCATAGCGGCCGTGGAAAAGGCACTGGGGGCGAAGAAGAAAAGTGACGTGGATCATTTCATCAGGTTGCGAGCGGTAGAACGATTCGGCGACTTAGCGGAGATGGCGCAAGGCACCGAAGAGCCTGAAGCCACCGACGAGATCCACATGACCTGGGAGGCTTTCCAAAAAATGTACGAAGCGCGAGGCAAGAAATGAAACCCTGCACTCTCTGCGGCCGACGCCATCCACGGGAACAGGATCACTACCTGGCGCCGCTGGTGTACCCGGCAGACTGCGATTTCTGCGAAGGTGGCCCAGCCGTTGGTGAGCTATGCGGGCTCGCCATCTGCCGGAGCTGCTTCAACCTGGCGCACGGGGGCGGAGAATGACGGAAACACTGCTGCTCGACGCCGGCTTGGGTTGCTTCGGGCTGGCATTCATCATCATCATCGTTGCAACCATCGCCTGTAAGAAGCTCTATCCCAAAGCCCCTCCCAAGCCCCAGCCCATCGAAACCGAGCAACCGTGGACGCTCCTACCCCGCTACCGCTGCCACAAGGAGGTGTGGGCGCTGAAGATCAAGCGCGTGCACCCCGTGACTGGCGGCGGCGGCGGGGCCGTCCTCATCCCTGAAGAGCAGAAGGTGAAATGCTTCCGCGTGGGAACGGAGTATCTGCTGAGGCACAAGCCGTACCCCGGCGGGTACTTCGTCTGCTACGAGGACGGCTACCAGTCCTTCAGCCCGGCAAAGGCCTTCGAGGCGGGCTACACGCCGATACCCTGATGTCCGTCATCCGCCTCAGCACGCAACAATGGAGCGCTTACCTCGCGGACCTGCGAGGAAACGCGCAGCTCATGGCCTGCGAGCTGCGGCGCCGGCGGCAAGCCAAAGCCCGAAACAGAGCGGCCCAGCTCGCCGAAGCAAACCTTCCCTTGGTCCAGAAGCTCGCCAGGGCGATGTGGCGTAAGTACTCGCGGCACGGGCAAAACGGCTTCGTCTCGCACTTACTGATCGAGGATTTCGTGGGCTACGGCTGCGTGGGATTGATGCAGGCGATCCACCGATTCGCCCCGGCGGCGCCGATGGAAGACTTCCCGCGCTATGCCTTACGGCGGATACGGGGGGCGATCATCGACGCCCACCGCCGAGGGCAATACCGGGATCAGTGCATGCTCTCAATTGACGCCTGTACGCCCATCTCGAAGGACGGAGAAGAGGATCAGGTCTACCCGGAGCGCGTTCCGGTCGATATTTCGCCCCTTCCCGACGCGCTGGCCGGCTCGCGCGAGCAGCTCCGCCGGTTGCAGCAAGCCATCCACCGATTGCTCCCCGAGGATCAGCAGCAAGTCATCCTGGCAGCCTTGGCAGGCCGACCCTTGCAAGAGACGGCCGAGGAGTGCGGTAGATCCGTGCACTGGGCGCGGAAGAAGCTGGCGCTGGCCAAGAACCGGCTGAGTCACGAATTTCAAAGGGCGGCATGACCGCGGACCAAATCGCCCACGGCTTCGAGGATCACGCCACCTTCTGCCGCGAATCCCTCCTGGTTGAGGCGGAAGACAAGCGCCTGGGCGAAGTGCCCATGATCCTGGGCCCGGGCCAGGTCAAATTAGACGAAGCCATTCAGAGGCAAAGAGAGCTGCAGCTCCCCGTCCGCATCCTGTATTTGAAATCCCGCCGCGTGCAGGCCTCGACCGGAACGGCCGCGGAGTTCTTTCACGACACCATCGCCAACCCAGGAGTAAGATCCCTGGTCCTGGGCCACCAGGAGGACTCGACCCGCACGCTGTTCAACATGTACAAGCGCTTCCACCTGCGCTACCAGCCCTTTGGAGGCGTCATCACCCTGCCGCAACTGATCGATTCGCGGGGCCTGCCCTTGCACACGCCGCTCTCCGACCGCTTGCAGTACGCCAACCATTCCGAGATCGTCTGCCACACCGCCGGCAGCGTGACTTACGGCCGCAGCGAGCGCTTCACCAACGTGCACTTCTCCGAATTCCCCTACTACCAGAATTCGGCCGAGATCCGCACGGCGGTGATGTCGGCAGTCCCGAAGCTCCCGGAGACGTGCGTGGTGATCGAAGGCACCGCGGCGACGGTAGGCGACGAGTTCCATGCCATGTGCACCGAAGCCCAGGCGGGCCGATCCGACTGGATCTTCCTCTTCATGGCCTGGCAGGAACACCCCGGCAACCGCATGCCGCTGGTGATTTCTCTCGAGCAGTTCATGCACCAGCTCTCGAGGGAGGACCGGGACACCTACGAGCGCTTGGGTTTACGCCCGGAGCAGATGCACTGGTACCTCTACACCCTGCGCAACGACTGCAACAACGACCGCCAGAAGATGCGCCGGGAGCATCCGTGCAGCCCCGAAGAGGCTTTCACCGCCAGCTCGCGGAATCGGTTCAGCGTGCCCCACATCATGCGCATGCCCGTGCAGCGCAACGCCATGACGGGGGAGGTGGAGACGCGCCTGGTGGGCGACGAAGAGCGCCTGGTGTGGATCCCCAACGATTCGGGCTGCGTCAAGATGTACCGGCGTCCGGAACGCGGCCGCGTCTACGCCGCGGGGGCGGATTGCAGCCAGGGCATCGACGCCGCCGAGGGCGGCAGCCCCGACCCGGATTACTGGACCACGCAGATTTTCGACCGCGACACCGCCGAGCAGTGCGCCGTGGCCAGAGCCAGGAAGATGCCCGGCGAATCGGGACGCTACCTCGCCAAGCTGCTGCGCTTCTACAACAACGCCCAGTGCGCCGGAGAGAGAAATCCAGGAGGCGGGGGCATCGCCATGCTGGAGGCGGTCCTGAATTCCGACTATCCGGCGTCGTACCTCTATCACGACGTCCTGAACCCCGACGAGGACCCGCAGGTCCGGGGAACACGGCTGGGCTGGTCCACGAGCGGAGCTTCCCGGCCTCTGCTGATCTCTTACCTCGACGACGCCATCCGCGAGGAGGCGATTATCGTCCACGACCCGCAGACCCAGGCCGAGCTGCTGACCTTCGTCTATTGGCCGGATGGGAAGGCGCGCGCCCAGAAGCGCTGCCACGACGACCTGGTGATCGCCCTGGCCCTGGTGCTGATCGTGATCCTGCGCATGCCGCGGCCGAAACCGCCGGGAACGACGACGATGCCGGCGCCCATGGTCCGCAAGTACGGCCAGAGTGTCGAATCACAGAGCAGAGGACGCCTGGTGCGCCTGCGCTAATGCAACGAGAGCCCATCTATCAATCGGCCTGCCGCGAGCCCGACGCCATGCGCGAGCAGTTCGAGTACTTGATGGAGCATCACGAGGAAGCCGTCACCAATCCGGCGAGCTGCTGCCTGGGGCGGGGCCTGATCTGCGGCGACTGCGCCCGCTTCGAGCGCCTGGCGCGGCATCTGCTGGCGCCGTTCGAGCGCCAAGTGCGGACCAAAGCCCGAGGTGCCGGAGCGTAGATGGAACAACAGGATTTCCAACTGAAGTGGCCCAAAGCCGAGCTGCAACGCATCGGCAATCGCGTGCTGCAAGACTACCGCGCGGCGATCGGCGATCACAATCGTAGAATCAACCGCTGGCGGGATTACTACCGCCGGTGGAGAGCCATGGTCAACGATCCGGCTCAAGGGGAAGAGACCGCCTCGAATGTGCCGGTGCCCTACGTGAGGTGGAACATCCTCACGAAATGGGCCAAGGAAATGGACAGCTTGTTTGGCGACGATGCCGAAATCGTAGCTGTCCCGGTGGGCGCCAGCGATTATAAGAGGGACGCGAAGATCGGGAAGTATATGACCTGGCGCGTGTTCAACTCTATGAAGTTGACCAAGCGCTTCTGTGAGTTCATCTGCCGGAAACTGATCTTCGGCAGGTCCATCGCTTACGCCCCGTGGAAGCGCGACACCTTCGAGGTCCTGAATCCGAAAAACAACTACGAGCCCGAAGAAGTGGTGGATTACGAGGGGCCGGATTTCGACCCGATGTGGCCCGACGATTTCATCGTGCCCGTCGAGGAAGTTCGCAGCCTCCACGAATTCAGCTTCAACATCCGCAGGTACCGAGCGCGGCCCGACGACTTGTTGAAGGGCGAGAAGGAAGGCCGCTACCAGGGCATTACCGAAAACTGGGAGCAGATCCTCAATCTGGCGCAAAGAGGAATGCAGCGCGCCTGGGAAGGCGAAGAGATCAAGCTGCAGAAAGACGAAGCCGAAGGGCTGCAATACACCCGCCCGCTTTCGAGCGGCGAGTGGGTGATCGTTCTCGAATGGTACGGCCGCTGGAGACCCTTGAAGAAAGGCCCAAGGGGCGGAATGCCCGACGCCTCCGAGTGGGACACCAAAAAGCGCGAGATGAGCCAACGCGAATTCGTGGTGCGCTACATCCTCGACCTCAACCTGGTGATCGGCTGCCAGGACTTGCAAGAGCTGTACCCTACGCAGAAAAACAGAAGGCCCTTCGTCGAGTCGGCCATGATGGCGGACGGCACTTACTGGTCTCCCGGAATGGCCGAGATGCTGGTGGATCTCGAAGACGAGCTCCGCGTGAATCACGATCAGGCCGCCGAGGCCGGCCAGCTCGCCATGAGCCCGCCGCTAGGATACCGGCCGGCGTCGGGCATGAATCCCGACACTTTCCATATCGAGCCCGGCCTGGCCATCCCGCTCGACAATCCGCAGACGGACATCTTTCAGCTCAAAATCACCGCCGACATGAAGGTCGCGGACTGGATTCAGCAGTGTGTGCTGGCCTACGGCGAAAAGTTGACCGGGCAAGGCGACTTACAGATGGGGCGGCAGAGTGACCGGCCCAATGCTCCGCGCACCGTGGGGCAGACCACGGCGCTATTGGAAGAGGGCAACGTCCGGATCTCGCTCGACTACAAAGTCTTGCGCGAAGACATGGCCGCAGTCCTGGCGCACTTCTGGGGCCTGGAGTACATGTTCTCGCCGGAGGAAACTTTCTTCCGGGTGACCGAAGAGGACGCCGAGGGGCTCTTCGAGGTCAACAACGGAGCGTCGATGCTGACCATCGACGACCGCGACGGAAGGTACGACTTCCGATTGCAGTTCGCCAACAGCGTTTACAGCCGCGAGGCCAAAAAAGAGAAGACGCTCGCGCGCTACCAGCTCGACCTGCAGAACCCCCTGATTGTCAACAACCCCGTGGCGCTGTGGGAGGTGACGCGGGAAGCCCACGACGCCCTGGACGATCCGAATTTCGATCAGATGGTGCCCAAGCCGGCGGCGCCGGATCTGCCGGTGGACCCCAAGACCGAGTGGGTCAACCTGCTCCACGGCGAAGAGATCCACGTCAACCCGCAGGATAACGACCTGCTGCACATGACCCGGCACATGAAGGACTTGCAGCGGGCCGAGCAAGATCCGGAGCACGCCGAACCGGACGCAAAGATGAAGCTCGTCCTGCACTACCGCGACCACATGCTCCAGATCAAGCAGAAACGGATTCAGCAGGCCGTTATGGAGCAAGCCGTACAGGCCGCGGCGCAGTTGATGGGAGGCGGCCATCCTCTCCAAATGCCCAATGGCCTCTTCGGCGGACTGCCGTCGCTGCCCCCTGGCGATCGCGCGGCGGAAGGCCCTTTCCCGTTCAGCCCCCATCCGGAGGTCCAGCATGAGCAGTGAGGAGCAGCG